ATAAACAATAAATATTCATATTTATGTTCGTGACTAATAAAATCAGCAACACATAAGTTTCTACCTTGTGTAACTAATGATGATTTTAATAATGTAAAACTAACTAATATATTATTTTGCAAACATTGTTGTTGAAACTTTAATACAGATTGTGTGTAATGCATGGACACTTCAGAGTGACATGGTGTGCATACCATTATTTTATATTTAGGTTTGTTATCTAAATTTATTTCAGTAACTACACTTCCTGTTTTTACAGTTTGATAAGTGTCTTTATTTGGTTCTTGTTTTTTATCAAACCATATTGGTTCATTGTTTTGCATCAATTGCCCCTTGTAAAAATTGTGTCCAAGCGATACCTTGTTTATTCCAATTATAATATTTGTTTGTATATTTTATTTGAAATTTTAAATGTTCATTTACTTCTTTACTTTCTAAAGTTTCTGCAGCTGCTTCTATGGCATTAGCGAACTTAACAGCTAATAATTTATAATTATCTGTGTAAGGAATATAGATAGGAAACTCTGCGCCAGTTTCAAACAATGCACCAAGATCTGTTGTAATACAATATAGACCGGCTGCCATACATTCTAGTAAAGATATACAAGACGTTTCTTCAAACGTGCTTGGATATGCATACATTCTATAGTTCTTTAAATTTTCTCTAATATATTCATTTGGTTTGTATCCAATATAATTTACATTGGGTATTGCATCTGCTTGCTCATATAGAGTTTGATAATATTTATCATTTTGTTCGTAAAAATCTTTTCCATATACTTCTGTAGAAGAATATACATCTAATGTAATTAATGGATTTTTTACTAATTGCATTGCACCTAACAAAACGTTTAATCCTCTCCACGGTGTGTTTTGATGTATTATTCTAATTGCTTTTCCTTTTTCGTATGTTGTCTGTATAGGTTCTATTTTTTCTATACCGTTTTTTATAACAACACATTTTTCTGTAGGTAATTTAAAATATGTTCTAAATTTTTCATATGTCCAATGACTGTTAAATACATACCAGTCATATTTCTTGTGGTTAGATTGATCTTGAAACCATGGTGCAAGATTCGGTTGATCGTAAGAATTTTTTTGCCAAAGTATATTTACTTTAGTTGAATGTAATGGAATTTTTTCAGGTACGGATGTACATATTTGTACTTGATCTAATACTTTAGGATCAACGTGTTTACGTAAAAACTCAAACTGTAGTTCTGTTCCGCCTTTAGGCGTCTGATTTCTTAATAACATAATTTATTGTCATTCTCCAATACGGTATATCTTTTTTTATTTTTTGTGATGTATGCATCATTTCAGAATCAAATAAAACAAAGTCCCCTGGTTTATATTGTATAGTCTCTCCTTCTATAACTAATTCTCCTCCCCAATCTTCTGACCATTGTGGAGTAAGAAATCCAATTACACTGTAAGTGCTACTTGAATATGTATCAGCATGAAACTCTGTATAGTGATTTTGATTTTGTGCATTTATTAATAATCTATCTATATTTCTTTTAAGTAAAAATTTATGCTGCTCGTATAATTTTTGATTTATTCTATCTAATAAACAATTTAAATAACCTATCCAATAAGTTTGATTACAAACAACTTCGCTATCACGTATTAAAGTAACACCTGGAAATTTACCACCCATCTTTGCCTCTGAAGACATACTCATTGACCACATATTAGTTTTCAAAAGACCTTCGTATAAATGAAAACTATCGGGTAAAGATATTACGTTATTTATTATCTTTATCATTTTTTTGATTCATAACTTTCTGAAATACTTGAAGACCTTTATTTGTAACTTGTACAGTTACGTCTTGAACAATATTATCTCCTTCTTTCTTTTCTTTAAATGTTTCACCTGTCATAGTATTACGCCAGGTAACTACTGTTGTACATTCTATTTTAGGTAAGTCATCATGAGTATGAGGAATATCTCCTCCTTCATGAGAATGGGTAACTCCATTATCATGAGTATGTTTTAGTTTATCTTTATCCATTTTCTTGCGATCTATCTATTAAAGCATAACTTATCAGGCCTTGTATCTTATTACTACCTGTAGCTGCTTGCACAGTTATAGCATCTCCTGCTTCTAAATTCAAGCCTTGAGGTGTAGCATTTACTTGCTCTTTAGCCGCTACGTCATCTCTAAAAAATTCATATTCTGTACTTGAATCAGATGAGTCTACAAAATTCATGTTTACTAAAATAGCTGATGACGCGTCATTGTTTGCACAATAAATACTTTTAACTATAGCTGTTCCATCATTAGGACATGTGAACACTGTAGTTTTAGTTGTACCTGATTGTTTAAAACCCTGGTTCTTATATCTTATTGTCATGATAAAAAATAATTAAAAGCTTCTTGTTCGTTTTTCAAGTCCTGTTGAAAAGAAAAATTTAATTCGTTTTTAATTGTATCAACTGCACGAAGAATCTGTCTTTGGTTTTCGACATCGTATTCTTGTTTAGGTTCTGGTATATATGAAGTAATTCTAGCCATTAACTTAACATTTTTAATTCTTCTAATAATTCTTGTTCTCTTTGTTTTTTCTTCTTTTGATCATCTATAAATTCATCCACACCTAAATCAGGATTGAGTAATTGTTTTAACAATTTTTCATTATCTGTTTCAGCATCTGCTACATAACCACCAATTTGATTTGGAGTAATTTTATATTCTTCTGAAGTATTACCTAAAAAGTCTTTTCTCTCTGGTAAACTGTATATACCTTCAAATACACGATTTGGATTATAATCAAAACTTGTTTTTGGACGCGTACCAAATTGTTCTTCAAACATTTCATCTGTCATGTAATTACCCATACGATTAAAACCAACAAAGTTATTTCTTGAACCTGCAGTTTCTTGAACTGGAAGAAACTTATTTGCACCAGGATAGCCAGTTCCTGTTACAAATCCAGTTGCTGGTGATGCTTTAGTTGATAACATTAATTCATTACCTAAATCATTTTGAAAAGTTGGATTAACACTAGGATCCATAGTAGCTTCATATACTCTAGTGTTTATACCACTCGCATCATATGTCGGTTCATCATATTTTTTACCAAAACCAAGTTTTTGTCCAATACCTCTAATTAAATTTCCTATAATTCCACCACCTCTAATAAAACCTAAAATACCTCCACGGCCTCTTGCCTTATTAAAAGCACTTGGATTAGATAGTCTAGCTAATCTTAATTCTTCAGGAGATACTGTATCTCTGCTATCAAAGAAACTTGGATTAACTCTTTGACCGCCTCCCGCTGCAATAAATGCATTTCTATAATCTTGCACGTCTTTATACGATGCACCTTCAGCTAATGTATCTGATGTATTTTTTCCGCTTTCTGCAGCACTTGTCGCTGCACCAGACATACCTGTATCTTTAGTTGGATCTGGACCATCAAATGATCCGTATCCATCTAAACTCATAATACCTGATGGTCCTCTATTTACATCACCTTTCAATGAACCGTGTATATCTTTTTTAACAAGTAAATCTTTTTCTGCTTTTGTAATATAAGCTAATTCTGTTTCTGGACTGTCTGGACTAGACTTCCATTTTATAGGAGCTGTAACTTGTTTTTGTTTACCAAGATAGTTTTTCGCACCACCTTGTACTTCATAACTAATTTTTTTATCTACAGTCATTATCTTCTACCATCTGGTTTTATATCAACACGTAGAGTGCCATAACGCCAAGTTTCTCCTACAGCGTCGTTTTCTATTTTTAATGCTACAAGTCTTCCTCTTGCACGGGTATCTACTTTATCAGTAGAAGATGTGATTGTAAAGGGTCCTAATGGCGAACTTGCTGCTGTGTTATTTGGATAGTCGTTTAATAATAACGTAACCTTTGAATTACCTGTAAGAACCTTAAAGTCTGGTATAAATCTTTTAACAGACATAAAGAACTCACCATCACCTCTAAGATCAGCAAGACCGGTTGTGCCTCCTAATGCGCTACGTCTTGCAGATATGTCATAATCTCCAGATTTAATAAATGCAGCAATAGCAGTTGTGCCAGAGCTATTTACTTGGTCTGTTCCTACTTCATGAGCATAGTAAGTTGATGATCCAAATCTATTTGTAATACCTTGAATATCAGAGAACACAGGTGTTGCAGTTTTATTATATTCAGTTGCATAAGGCACATCAAATACACCTGTATCAACATAACTTGTTCTAGCTAATGATCCTGTAGTCCAAACTTGTTCTCCATAATTATATGTAACAACTCTATCTATTTGATCTGATCCTGACTTTGCATAAAACCAGTTTACTTCACTATAAAGTGTGTTGTGTTCTGAGTAGATAATATCACTTGCGTTAAAATTAATTCCTAAATTATCACCATCAGTATTAAATACAAAATCCTCAACTAAACAAGGTAAAGATTTAACTGTACCATCAAATAAAAAGAATCCACCTTCACCTGACATCCAAAATACAATACCGTCAGAATAACTCAAAGCATTTTGACCAATCAATCCACAGTTTGTACCAACTTGTTTTACAGAAAAAGTAAATGGTGGACCAACAAATTGAATTACGTATGCAGAGCTATCTGTTAAAACTAAAGTATAGTCTTTACCAGATACAGCACCTACAATTTTATTTCCTTTGTCTAATCTAAAACTACCTGCAGTATTAACTGCTGTCGGTGTATATGTGTTTAAATCTTCTTGATTTGAAAATCTTATAAACATTGGATCAACAGTTGACGTATCACCAATAGTTGTTTCTGTTCCAAAATGAAACAAGTGTCTATCTCTATCTGAAACTTGTGTTAATCTAGATGACGTTGGATTGTTTGATGTAGAAAAATTTGTAGTCGTGGTTGACGCTCTAATTGATCGTGCGTTTGATGCACCTGCATTCCATGTAAATGTTTTACCACCTTTAATAGTTGCAACCAATACCTCTCCAAAATTATCAAGACTCCAGAGGCCTGGTTCCAGAACAACATCACTGGTTGTTCTTTCAGTTCCCCAAGTTGATGTGCTCCAAGTATCTGTGCCCCAACCATAACCTGCAGTTTGAAATGTTGGACCAACTTCAACATATGGATTAACTGTTGCTGCACCTGCAGCTGTCATTCCTGTTCCAGACTCAACAGACGCCATTGTGATTGTAAAACTATTTGTGCTAGCTGTTACAACCTCGTAAGCTCCTTCCGTAAAATCTGCCGTCGCGTATCCTGTAGCACCTCCTCCAGGTAATGATACAGAAGTAAATGTAAAATACTTACCTGCAGTTAAACCATGTGATGTTTTATTTACAGTAACTGTCGCTGAGTTATTTGTAGATGTAAATGTAAATCCGGTAATAGCTGTATCCAAAGGAGAAATGTCATAAAAGTCATTTCCATAATATAAAAACAAACCTTGTGATGTTCCTATCGCTGCATATTTTTCCCCTACTATACTAGTCCAAGTATGTTGTGCACGTGCTGCTCCAGGTAAAGTTAGACTAGCTGCAGTTAATTGATTCCAGCCACCTATTTTTTCAGGTAAGCCATATCTGAATCTAACAAAATCACCATCAACCCATTGAGACTCTGCTC